ACACAAGATGTTCAACCTGTTTTAGAAGAAAACAAGATTAAGCATAACTTGGGAGAGTTTCACAACAAGAAAAAGGATTGGTATCACGCAGCAAGTATTCCATTGGTGGTTGTTCAGCAACTGTCCAAGAAAGGAATCATGCACCCTCACGGAGCTATCAAGGACAAGAAACGATTTAAGAAATGGGTAAATGATCCTGACAACAGGGCGTTTCGTATTTGGCAAGGAAATGTATAATGGCACTAGATTCGTATTCAAACTTAAAAACAGCAGTAGCCAACTATCTGAACAGAACAGATTTAACGAGCTATCTCGATGATTTCATAGACTTAACAGAGGCAAGACACGCAAGAGAACTGCGTTTAAGACCGACCATCATCATTACCACAACCAATGCAACAGGGGGAAACAATAAGATTCCTCTGCCCAGCGATTATCTGCAATTTGTCTATATTCAACTCAATTCAGGAAGTAAGAATTTTATTCAGTATATGTCCCCTAATGAAATTAGCAGGATCTATCACAGCCAGGGAAACGCAGGTCCCATTTACTACACCATTCTTGGTGATAATATCATGTTCGGACCAACACCATCGGGTAACAGCGAAATAGAAATGTGTTACTATAAGAAAGTGCAGCCGTTAAGTTCAACCAATGCTACCAATGAAATTCTAAAAGATTACCCTGATTTATATTTATATGGTTGCCTGTTAGAGGCACAACCTTTCATCATGGCTGATGAGCGTTTGCCTGTATGGGCAGAGATGTACCAGACGGCCGTTCGTAATGCAGAGGACGGGGATGCGAAAGAGCAGCACTCTGGTTCCCCATTACAGATGACACCATCAGGAGCATTTGCGAAGGCACGAAGTTGGCCACAAACTAATGTAACTGCGTAATGATTCCTTTTGGCGATTATATCCCTGATGCCAACCCATTCATGAGTGGAGGGGCGACAAAGGCGAATAATGTTATACCGAACTCTGATGGCTACAGGGCGTTACCGAACTTTGCGTCAAGAAGTGATGCTCTTACCAATGAGGCAAGAGGACTATTCACTTCCTTTGCCATTGATGAGAACGGCAAGACCGATACAACATTATTTTCAGGCGATAAGGCAAAACTATATAAATATGGATCAGCACAAACCTGGTCGAATGTTTCCATAGCGGCAGGCTATAATGGATTGGATACAGAAAACGATAGAACTTATTGGAGCTTTACACAATTTGGAACAAATGTCTTTGCATCAAATTATGTAAATCCCATTCAGCAGTTTGACTTGGATAATTCTTCCTTGTTTGCCAATATTACAACAACAACAGGAACAGCACCACAAGCCAAATACATGGCTACGGTAAAAGATTTCCTGATGACAGGATTTACCAAGGAGTTTCAAACTGCCAAGACATTTGATTCAAGTGCCATTTCAAGTAATGCAATAACCATTACTGCACACGGATGGCTCACAGGCTATACCGTGGTCTATGACAATAACGGCAATACAAGTTTAACGAATTTGACTGACGGCTCTGTCTACTATGTGATTAAGATAGATGCCGATACAATAAAATTAGCAACCTCCCGAGCTAACGCTATTGCAGGAACAGTAATCACTTTATCGGCAACAGGCGGATCAGAAACCCATAAGCTACAGCAATATACTGTTAACAAGCAGCGTGTTCGTTGGAGTGGGTTGAATGATACGGCTACATGGGAAGATGGAGGACAATCATCCCAATCCGATTTTCAAGATTTAGTTTCAGCAGTAGGTCCGATTACAGGATTGATCGGAGGAGAATACCTCACCATCATCACAGAACGAAGTATCATTCGTGGTACTTATGTGGGTACTCCTCTGGTCTTTCAGTTTGACAAGGCGGCTGACAATCTAGGAAGTTTCGCACCTCGAAGCATAACAGCTTGGGGACGATTGGTTTTCTTTTTATCTGATGACGGTTTCTATATGTTTGATGGTATCAATGTGAAGCCTATCGGAGCGAACAAGGTTAACAAGTATTTCTTCAATGACTTGATTGGAGCAAAACTAGATGGAATTTGTGCAGCGATTGATCCTAAAAATACCACAGTTATGTGGAGTTATGCAGGAGAAGGGTTTGACGGCTCAACTAACAACAAGCTAATGATTTACAATTACAGTTTGGATCGTTGGTCTACAGGAGAGATTGACTTTGAGTTTATGAATACATCAGCTCAAGAAGCCTTTTCCTTGGATGCCCTCGATGAAATTTCAACGGATTTGGATGCACTTCCTTATTCTCTGGATTCATGGGCTTGGCTGGATGGCGATATTGGCATAGGTGGTTTCAATGGATCTCATAAGTTTGGAAAACTGGCTGGAACTAATGCCACGGCAACCATAGACACAACAGAATTTGAAGGAGCAAAAGGAAGGCGTTCCACACTTACATCGGCAACACCGATCATTGATGGAGGAACAACAACCGTAACACCAATTACAAGATCAAGTCAGGCAGATAGCCAAACAGTAGGGACGGCAGTCAGCATGACAGATACAGGAACAACACCAATACGGTCAACAAGCCGTTTTCATCGTTTGCGATGCACATCAACAGGATCATTTACCACCCTCAAAGGAGTGGATGTATCCGCTAGACCAGAAGGATTACGATAATGGCAACAACAATTACAGCAGCAACCTTAAAGGTTACAATCAGGGAAGAAATTTTATTAAATAACATAGACCAGGGAAATGAAAACATTCTTTCCATCTCTAGCATTAACGAGATTTCTCACCGCATTGTTACGCTGCCAAGCGACAACTCAACAATAGCATTAATGGATTTCAGTACCGTGGCAGGTGCAGGACAATTCATTACAGGCGATGTTAAGTATATTCGTATCACCAACAAGGATGATACTTACGGAGCATATATCAATCTTACAGGAGCTGCGGAGAACGCTTGGATAGTAGTGGATGCAGGAAAATCCCTTATTGTAAGCGGAGCTTCCTCGATGTTGGATGCAGTAGCAAGTGGAACGGTATCCGCTCCAAGTGTGGCTGATTTAACTTCGGTCAAGGGACGATCCGTTACTTCGGCTAAAACAGTAGATTTGGATATTTATGTAGCGTCTGCGTAATGGCTGACAATCAATATCCATTAGCACCCTTATACTTACCAGACAATGACGAGCATTTGCGTATCGTAAGTGTTTATCTAAACAACACCATTTCTGGAAAACTGAACTCCACAGGAACGGTAACTTTAACAGCGAGTTCAACGACAACTACTTTAACCGATGCAAGAATAGGTGGCAATAGTGTTATTTTGTTCATGCCGATTACGGCAAACGGAGCAACAGCCAGAGCCAACTTGTATGTATCGGCTAGAGCGAATGGGAGTGCTACTTTAACACATGCCTCAAGTGCAAACACAGACCAAAACTTCGCCTACATCATCATCGGATAGTGAAATATCCTTTGTTCCCATAGAGCATATTGGACCCTTATGGAAACAGGTTGAAGGACATTTGGAAAAACCATTGGAGATGGACGGCTATGCCTACACCTCCCAGGATGTTCTCAACAGTCTGATTAACGGCAAGATGCAACTATGGATTAGTTGGAGCAAGAAAAAAGAAAAGGTGGAAGCAGCCATTGTTACAGAAATAGTGGACTATCCGCAGAAACGGGCTTGTCGGTATTTTCTCGCAGGAGGAAGTAACATGAAAAGCTGGTTTAAAAAAATTACAAAAGAAGTTGAACAATGGGCAAAACTTAATAAATGCCATCGAATAGAATTAGTCGGCCGCAAGGGGTGGTCAAGATGGCTCAAGGATTACACGCCCAAACACATAGTATTAGTTAAGGAAAATTTATGAGTAAAGGAGCAGGAGAAGCAAGATCAGTTCAGAACATTGAACCGTGGGCAACGCAACAGCCCTATCTGACAAAAGGATTTGAAAGAGCAGAATCATTATACGGGCAACCAGGACCAAGTTATTTTCCAGGTCAGACCTATGCAGGATTCTCTCCACAGACACAAACCGCCCTAACTGCGGCAGAACAACGAGCAACGGCAGGTTCCCCTTTACTGCAACAATCCCAAGCCGAATTACTCAAACAAGCACAAGGACAATATTTATCACCGACAACCAATCCTTATTTACAGGGACTATACAACCAAATGGCAGGTGATGTAACGGCAGGCGTACAGTCTGAATTTTCTAAAGCAGGACGATACGGTAGCGGTGCGAACCAAGCCGTACTCGCAAGAGAGTTAGGAAATTTATCCAACCAGGTCTATGCCCCTCAATATGCGGCAGAGCGACAGAACATGCAGAATGTCCTATTCCAAGCACCACAACTCGCACAAGCTGACTATCAGGACATCGGCATGTTGCAACAAGTGGGACAACAAAGAGAAGGACTACAGCAAGCGGCAATAGCCGATGCGATGAACAGATACCAATATCAACAACAACTGCCTTATGAAAAGTTAAGAGCCTATCAGGGAGCAACTGGTGGTTCGTATGGACAAACAGGCGAGAGAATTATGCCTCTTGAAAGAAATGTAGGAGCAGGAATGCTTTCTGGTGGACTAATGGGAGCACAAATGGGAAGTATGATGGCTGGAGCTGGACAAGCAGCTAATCCTTACTGGGCATTAGGTGGTGCGTTACTAGGAGCGGTTGCGTAATGGGATTAATAACAGAATCTTTTAAGGATAAATTACAGAGTTCGCTTTTAAGTTCCGATCCCCGCATGAGTAATATTCGTTTAGGTATGATAGAGCAGTTAGGACCGCTCACAGGTAAAAGACAAGTAGCACCCACAATGGGTGAAGTGATGGGAGCTGGTGCAGCAGGTATAAGACAAGGGGAAAAAGATTTTTTAACTAGCGAAATGCAAAAATTTCAACTCGAACAGATCAAGGCTCCCAATCAGAAAATTGTTGGTAGTCCACAAACAGGATATAAATTAGTTCAATGGTCTAAAACTCCCGAATTATTAGATGACGGCACTTACGGAATCCCAGAAATGGAGATCACAGATATAATGGGAGGAGTTTTCAAGGCGGAAGCTCCAAAATCTTATTATAACATAGATGATGAAAGTAAAGTAATATCTATGACGGCTACTGAATACGCTAAAAAACCAGATAAGGAAAAATGGATACCATTTACTGCAAAAACAGAAACCAAGTCAAAATATTCAAAAATATTAACAACATCAGATATAGCTAAATTAAATGAACTGGGTTACGGATTA